GATCTACGTAACTGACTAAAAATATCCATAATGTTCCAATCAATAATTACTGCTAGGATGTTTGTCTAGTATTCTTGGGTAGATACATACTTCCCAGTCTTTATAACTTCGTAGTATCAGAATACCATCCTAGTAAATCTAGGCATCCTAGCAGTAAACTTTAGCTAATTAGACACCAGCCTGAGCAACTTCTGCACTCATGGCAGGTCCAGTATAGGGTCGGAAGAGGTCAATCTGACGACCTGGCTTACCATTGTAAGAACTTGCAATCGTATGGATATCTACCAATTTACCTTCCATAGATTCCTTACGGACATCCATTTCAAGGATAGCCGCCTTATCTACCTTCTGCCCACTGATAGCTTCAATCAAAGGAACGACAAAGACTCCTGCAACCTCAGAAAAGTTAGCATAAACAATCTTACCTTTAGAACCACCAACAGTAACAGTAAACTCTACCTTAGTAAACTGACTACCAGGATTCTTAGCATTTGGTCCTGCAACTCCACTTTCATCCCACTTAGTAATCTGTGCAGGAAGCCAACCAAGTTCAGCCAATCCACCCTTAAGAAAGTCTTCCGGAGTAACACGAATCTTCATTTGATTTACCTTTTCCTTCTTCTCTTAACTTACCTAACGAAACAATTAGAGATCAACACTTAGATAGTAATTGTTTTTACTTCAATAGGCTGCTCCTTTTTTCCTAGACAGGAGAGGAAAGTCTCCCTGAAATTTCTATTTGTCCAATCTATTACTTTTGGAAGATTAAGTGCTGTCTTAGCTACTACATCTTCAGCAGGCTGTGTATGGCACTTTCTCATGACAGTATTAGTCATGATATCAATTTCTGGTCTAAAATGATAAATTTCATTAAAATAAATGGGAATTAAACTATCACTCTTATGGCCAAATGCTGCAAATTTAGTCTGATAGCTAATCTTTTGAGTATTGCCTTCCTGTTTAATATTCATTCTTTGAACAGGATGGCCAGTCCAGAATATTGCTATACCGCGCGCCGCTAATTGCTTACAAAGGTCTAGCATGATGGTAACGAACATTGCCTCTGCGTTCCACTCATCCCAATCAGGTAGAAGCATCTCTCCCTTAGAAAGTTTAGGATAGTCTTTACTATTTGGACCTTTTCCCATCCGCTTATAAATTGAGTATGTTACAGCCGTAATAGTCGCGGCCGTAAATGAGTCTAATGATACTGCTGAATAAGGACAATGAACTTCTACTAGGTCTTTAAGTTTAGTATAAGCATCATAAAGGTTAGAGGGACCGTAGGTATCATAGATTAGTTCACCTTTCTTTAGACCTTTATCCTTATACCAATTAACAACACTATTCATTCGACCATCAAAGTCAAATGTATATACTGGCCCAACTTCTTTCCAGGATGCAATAGCAATAGACTTTCCACATCCATTTGGACCTACATAGAAAGCCATATACTTTGACATAGGATCGATATCAAATACGTCGGGCATTAGATGCTCCCAACTTTACTTCTGACTTCTTCAATCATACTGACTAGTCTAACTTCTCCAGGAAATAATCCATCATTATCCCCTTTAACTGACCATTTTCCATTACCTAGCATAAGAGTTCTAGATTCAATAAACTGTTCTCTAGTTCTTTCTTGGTCAGAGGCTGTCAATTCAATAATAATAGATTTAATCTTCATTAATTATCCAATCTTAAATAAAGATGTAAAACTTGCCCTTCTGTAATACTTACAATATCTAATTCTTTCATGCTATCACTTAGGAGTGCAAAATGCTCAGCAATATGATGAGCAATAGTATCTGTCATTGTTTGAATTTCATCATTCTTAGTGGCAGACCCACTAATATGAATTACTAATCTTCCATTAGGTTCCTGCTCTTTAGAGATGATTAACCTGATACCATCATAGAAGTCAAACCTATGTTCTGACCTTAGCCCTGGTCTTACTCTTATACCTCTAGCTACATCTAGTTGAATGTATGTATCTTCTATAGCTAAAGGATAGCGTTCCTTTAATTCTTCTACTTTCTCTGGATTGAATTTATGCATTTATTCTTCTCTTAACCTTATCCCAAAATAATCTCCATTGAATTTGCTTATCAGACTCATGATGGAATCCTTTAGCTGTTAGATAGTCTCTAAAGGCCATCTTTAAGTCTGTCATAGAGATTGATTCTGGCTCTTTGTGGACTTTGTTATCGTGGCTCATTTTTTAGAGTCTCATCTTCAAAATCATATCAATAGCAGAATCCATCTTCTGAGCTTCTATTGGCTTCTTCTTTTTAAACCCACGCGGTCTTGTATCTTTAGCCTTACAGTCAAAACAGCGCGGCCTCTGTATCTTCTTACTAATCATAATCTGAGTAAGAATAGTATCTTTCAAACAAGAATGACATTGAGTCTTTTTACCTACTAAGAGAGATTCACTCCCCTCTGGCATGAAGTGAGAGCAATCTTCTCTAGCACAGGCATAAACCCAGCGTGGCTTATCTATCTTGCCTATGTTCTTATAGGTATAACGATGAGTGTGCTTTTTAGGTGCCATTTTCTTTTTCTAATTCACAGATATAAATAGGCTTATCTTTATTAATTACACCTCTAGGAAAATACTTAGGAAACATATGCATATCTTTTTCATAATACAAGCCACACCACCTTTTAATCGTTCTATTCAATGCTAATCTTATAGCAAATTCATCCGGCCCTTCCACTTCCATTAAACTGTCACAGTCATATGTTTGACCGTTAATTCTATGTGTATGCTCTTGACCGAATGAGATGTAGGCTTTCATTTTGATTCCCATATCTTTGTAACTTGAATACAAATAATGCGTTTCTTTCCCATATAAGAATAATTAAAGTATGGCTTTTTAGTCAAAATCCTAAGTCTTTCAATATTTTTGTTCGAAGCACCATTTTTATAGCTTTTAGTTCTTTTGTCCCAAAATTCTAAAATATAATGATGAGTATGATATCTCATAAAATCCTCAAATCAATCCCATAATTACCGGCAATCTCAGCCATCTTAATTCTTTCTTCATTCTGTTCCTTTCTAACAAGAACAGAAGTAGGATCCCAATCATCTCCGATAACAAACTTAGTCTTGATAAGATGCTGTCTAACTTCTTCATCAGTTGCATCACAGATTGGAATGAAGTCACAGCTAAAGAACTGATGGCATGACATTCTATTCTCAGGCCACGTATTAGTTTCTAAGAAGAATGCCAATTGCTTAGCCCACCAGATAGTATTCTTTTTCCATTCTTCTTTTTGGAACTTATTATAATGAAGCTGATACTCTATAAACCTTTTATCCGGCGGCAGAGTCTTTTGGAATCCTACTTGATCCACGAATGTAAAATCACTATTAGTTGCAATTGCATATCCCATAAACTGATTAGAAAGTCTACCAGGATCTCTTTTCTGTGCAGCTTTCTTATAATCTCTAGGGATAATACCAAACTGTGGAGTTTCCGTTAGACGATCAATCTTACCTGTATATTGCACTGAAAATTGATCATCTTTATATAATTCAATAATAAACGGGCGCTCTACTTCTAAGATAGTAACGCCATCCATTCTATTATGTTTAACGAAAGCATCAAACTGATAGATAACTTCACTACATTCAGTAGGTGTAATATTCAGTTGTACAGATGCCCACTGACCATATTCACAGCACGCTTTTACTAACTGTGGGAACTTATCATTATCATATAATATTTCAGTTTTATACTCTTTTAAGACAAGATTATAGAACTCAAACATTCTATGCAATAAGTCCCCTTCTTCAAAGTTAGGATTAGTTCCTTCTGCTGAGTTTAAGTTCTGTATGAATCTAAGAAATGTTTTATAGGGGCATGATTGTAGTGTGTTAAGTATCTGTGAATCGAAGATTATGTTGATTCTGTCTTTGTTATCGGACATTTTTAGTATCTTTTAGTTAGAAAGTCAAATAAGTCCTGTCTTGCTTCCTGAAATTCTTCTCTTGTAGTATTATTATCTATTTTATAATGCTTGCCTTTATTAACTTTCTTTTTCTTCTTCTTAACTTTTTTCTTAGCCATTAATCTAAACCTTTCATAAACCTATAAATCATTTCAAGCTCATCAAAAGTAATTCTATATCCGTATGTAAATGAAGTCCATTTACCTTTACACTTAGAGATAGAACCTATAATAGTAGATTCACTAATTATGTCATAATATTCATTATATACTTTGTTGAAGTGTAGCATGATTTACTCATTTAGAGTGCATTTAAATATTGTAATTGATTATTCTTAGCAGCTTCTCTACACCAACCATTAGCATGAGAAATTAAAGCTCCAGAATCATTACTGAAATAAGAAATATTAGCTTCAATTTGTTCCATACATCCCATACAAATAGGCAATAAAATTAATCCACCTAGATTTAACGCATTAGCCTTCTTAATGATTATTTTATCACTACCTAAATCAAAGATCATAAATTATCCAAATTGAGAATCAACAGTTCCATCTTCATTAACTACAAATAAAATAGTCTGTTTACCTAACTTACGAGCATATTTAGTAGTCCAACAACCGCCTGATTTAACATGCTCTAAAGAATTAGCAGAACAATGATAACACCTAACAAATCTCATTCCAGTATAATCTTTTGGTAGCTTAGCTACTGTAATACAGATTACAATATCACTATTCTCTGCAATTTTCTCGTTACGTTCTTTATAGCCTGGACTCCATTGTAATCTTTGTGGTGGATATCCTTTGTACAGAATATTCATTTCTAATGCAATCTCTTTTACATAGATATCAATTCCACCTAAATGACATTCTCCACTTACTACTGAATCATTTTGTGTTAAGATATTTCTAATAGTATTTCTAGCAACTAGTTCAGTAATAGAGTTAAATTTAGCTTGCTCACTACCTACAATACCATAAATCATAAAGCCACCCAATACCCTTCTGATTTGTGACTCATAGTAGAAAGTGATTTAGTTTGATAAGCATCACACTTAACCTGTCTCTGCACAATCTTAGCTGTAGAAAGATCATCAAATGTATGTATCAGAGTATTAGGATTGAACTGAATTGGTCCTTCTACTTTAGTTCCATCTACAGGCTTTCCATTTAGTTGCTCTGCAATGGTTAATCTCTTAGAGGGCGCGGCTTTTGTCTTAATCTCTATTAAAAGAGATGCTTTGCAATTAGGACACTCTACTTCAATTTTACCTGACTCATTCAAAACTAAATTAGGTAGCATTGAAGATATAGTTCTATGCTCTTTGCATATACACTGATAGTTTAGGTTTAAATTCATAATCAATTATTAAATGAACTAGAAGTTTTAATCTCTTTCGTTAGCAAATAATAGCAAATCCCACAATAAAATACATTAGAATGACATTCCTTTCCACAACTAATACACTTAATTGTAAGATTTACTCCTTTCATTTGATATAAATGATTAATTAACTTATGAAATATCTCTTCTCCGTTAGGTTTGCGCCTAATATATAATGGATATGAAATGTTTGATTCGTAGTTGTCGATTATCATTTAGACATGTAACTCAAATGAAAAAGGTTTAATTCTATGTAGCATCCTAGAATCAAACCATAAAATAAATTCTACAGCCTCTACTGGTAATTCTTTTCCAAGTCTAAGTAATAGATCAATTTCTGATTTATAAAATTTAATTCTATCTACTCTAGCTCCTACATATTTTGTTTGTTCTTGGATAGCTAGAGCTATTGGACATTTAGAGCATCGTCCAGCTTCACCTTTATCTATATGCTCTTGAGTTACATTAATAATCATATCAATCCTTCTCCAATTCAATCTTGTCAAAATCTTGAGGGACCATATTCTTAATTCCACTTACTCCTATAACTTTGTAATGAATTATAGGATTTCCCTTTTGATAATGAAAGAAGTCTATATCATATTCCTTTTTTCGGCCGGCCTTAGTTACTGTTAGTTTCATCTATTAATTTGGTTCCTTTTCACCAAATAATACTTTATTCATCATTTTTTGAGTATTTTCTTTATCTTTTTGTCCACAATCAAAGCAAATTCTTTTTCCTCCAGGACCATAAGGTCTAGTTTCTTCAAATGCTCCACATAATTCACATTCATTATCAGGTTCTACTTCTATAATTACAATCCCATTTACATTTCTGCTCATTTATTTAATCCTCACTATACCTATAATCCTCACTATATCTAGAATATATCACAGTCCTACCACCAGAAACTTTATCAGCCTTTTCATTAATAAAGTTTTCTAGTTCTATCATCCTGTCTAAGATTTTATTAATAATGTTAAAGCAATTAGTATCCATTACGAATGCATAAGTATCTAATTCATTCTTTAAATCTCTACTAGTATTGGATATCATATCTAACCTCTCTGCATCCCATTATGAATTCTATCACTGATAATCATCTCTAAGATGTCCTTGCACCTTATTCTATCCAATGTAGGATTTAAGTCTATAATGAAATCTAGCGCGGCCTCTTTTTCATTTACATCTAATAGCTCATGTATGTGACCTTTTTGTAGAACTTCTAGTTGGTCGTAGTATGACTTTAAGATTTGGTTCATTTTGTTACCTTATCTAATTCTTTAGAATAAGATAGAATTTTTCTAATCATATTACAATGATATTCTTCAGGCCAAAACCCATTACGTAGCATGAATCTAAATTTATACCACCAGTTTATTTTAGCTTCCACTTCTTACTCCCTTTCTGTGCCAATACAGCCGATAATTCTTTAACAAGCGAAGCTTCATTAAAATCATATTCAACTCCATCAAGAGTCTGGTCAGTGTTAGCGCGCTTAATCTCTACTAACTCAGTAAAATATTCATCAATTGAATTAGTAACAAGGATATAATCAGCACTGATATGGCTATCTTCGACACCAGTACCATAAGAGCCAATTCTTTGCACTCTTTTTTCACCTTGCTCCTCTTTCTTAGGATTCCATTGCCTTTCAAGAAAGATTACATGATTACAGACTTTCTGTAGACCATCTAATCCCTCTGATGCTGCTTTAGTACTAGCAATGAAAATACGGCGGTGAGGATTAGTAGTAAATTCAGTAACTACTTCATCTCTTTGCTGTGAATTAAGCTCAGCTTTATACCTTAGAGGATTAGCTATTTCACTTCCGGTTTCTCTCATTTTTTCTAGCTCTGAGATTAACCTTAGCTCTAAAACATCAGCTACGTCTAGATGTTCAGTGAAGATGACTAACTTCTCATTAGTATCATTTAAGAAGTCAGAGACATACTCTACACAGAAAGGTACTTTACTAATACCCGTCTTATGCCTCATCTTAGCAATACGAGCTAGAATACCTTGCTGGAAATCCTCTGTCCCTTCATTTTCATAGAAATACTTAGAAAATTCCTGCTGCATTTCTTCATATTCTCTTTTGAGTTTATCAGTAGCAAACTCACAGGATATGAACTTTCTTTGAAGCGGCGGTAGATCAGCTTGGACATCCTTCATCTTTCTACGGATGATGAAGTCCTTAGTCTGTTGTTTGAAATACTCAATATCCCTAATACCGCCTACTTTAGTCCCATATGCAGACTCTTGATAATCGCAGTAATTCATTACATAATCTTTATAATTCCTAAACCTTTCAGGTCTAAGAATATTAAGAATAGTAAAATATTCTCCTGCGTGATTTTCAATCGGACTACCTGATGTAGCTATTACATGCGGGATATGCTGGCATATCTCTCTAACTTGCTGTGCTCGCCTAGATGATTGATTCTTAATCTGCTGGCATTCATCAAGAATAACAAACTTAAATCCATGAGTAGCGAAAGGATTTTCTACTACAGGTAAGTCTTTTTGGTATTCTTCAGGAATGATATCCCATTCGCTTAGTCGCAGCTTATCCCTTATCTCTAATTCTAATTTCTCGCGCGCCTCATTTTGTTTTTTAACTATTCTCCAGAGTAAGTCATAAGTGACGATAGTAACATTAAATAGACCTGATGGCCTATCACTTGACTTTTGGATAATCTCAGGCATAAAGTCAGAGCCTAGTAATTGCATAGCTGCCCTAAATTGCTGTATCTTTAGAGCTGACTTACATACTACTAGACAAGGTGTGAGAATTTCTGGATGTAGTCTAAGACATGAATAAGCTTGGAATGTTTTACCTAGTCCCGGCTCATCAGCTATTAGTGCTCTAAAGCCTGATTCTCTAGCAAACTCATATCCCAGACCCTGATATGGAAATAGTTTGATTTTCTTTCCATACATTTCATAAGTTTCAATCTTTTGCCATTCCTTTAACTCTTCAATCTTCTCTGTATAGGAGTGGCCGCATTTCAGATTGATAACCTTTAAATTGATAGGCGGAGGTATTACAGTAAATGACTTTTCATCTGCCGGTGTGTTGCAGACGGGGCAGTATTTAGTTAGTTTTGGCATTACATTTTATCCATGAGAACTACAGTATTAGTTAATGGATTAAACGCTACTATAGTAATTTCAGAATACTGGAAACTGTCAGGCCCATTATATTCATAATGAACCATGGCATTCTGATTAGATATAGTTTTAAGTATTTCAATTAAATCTTTAACAGTCATAACTAAATCTCTTCTATCTTAACCTTATTAAATATCTTAGAGTTAATATAGCATTTCTTCTCTAAATCATATTCAATAAGATTAGCTTTTGAATAGAGAGTCAAATCCTTAGATGCCTGTATTTCTGAAATGTTAAACTTTCTCATTAGATGCTTACGATTGATGTAACCATAAATCTCTAACATTTCAGCTATCCAATCTTGTCTTAGATGCCAGAAGTAGTTCATTAGTTTCTCTCAATGATACAAAGGCAATCACCGTAACCATTATAATCATATGGTTCATTTAAATTGAGAGTGTCAGGAGCATACACCCCTAACCAATTCTTAGCGTAATCTATTGCATCCTGTAAAGAGTCAAAACTAGACTTATTCCAGCTAGGATGAACTCTAAATAGTGGATATTCACATGGAATATCATTTTCTAATACTTGAAACATAATTACTCCAGAATCAAAAATCCTCTATAAGACCCTCTCATCTCTAAGAGAGTCTGATGCAGGATTTTTATTCAAAATCATCATCATCTAACTTAGATAGTTCAGCTAGTAAATGTTTAATACTAGCGATTTTTCTATCTACAATAGATTTATGTTTTTCTAAACAATATGAGCTAAATTTAGCTGATGGTATCATATTAGCTAATGAGATAACATCCTCTATTGGCACTCCAATGAATTTAGCTGTTTCACTATTTGCTTGTAGCTCATTAGTAATATTTCCGTGATTAGTAACGAAAATATAACCAGGTGGAATAATAGGAATAAATATACTCATAAGCTAACTCCTATCTAAGAACTAACCTTAAACTTCTCAATAGCATTACGAATTTCAATACCTTTAAACTTACCACTAGAACTAAGCATAGTTATAATCTCTTCATCCTCCGTCCCAATATCCATCATACCTTTAACTACTGTCTCAACCTTAGTAAGAATAGACCGTTTATCCTTACCCTTACGGCTATCCATATGACCGTCTCTAGGGTCTACTAGATTAGCTTTATTCTCTCCTCTACGTTCCTTATCCCATCTATTCTTACCTGACTTAGCGTCTAGTTCGCGTTTAACTTTAGTAGCTTCTGATGCTCTAACTTTAGCTTCAAATACAATTGATTCAAGCAACTGTATCCTTGCCTCTAGCTGTGCATAAGCAATGAATGGCTCATGTCCATCTTTAAATAAGTCAGAGATTTTTAGTTGCTCATCTCTGAGATACTCTGCAAACAATTCAGATTGTGTAAACTTCTTAGATGGTTCTTTAGGATGGGGTACTTCTTGCGGATTAGATACGTATGAGATAGATTGAAGGAAAGCATTCACTTCCGGTGCTTCATCCTTCTTTCTCTGTTCCGGAAAGACTTCTGGTATTTGATTAGTAATTAACTCATTCTTAACAGTTCCAGACTCATGCTCCTGAAAGCATTTCTTACATACTTTCATCGGTCCTTTAGTCGTTTGGATAACCTTTAACAAGCTATCCAAAATTAGGGCCGGGCAAGTTTCGCAGGTTACTAACTTATTCATTTTCTATCCTTTAGAATTGATAACTTAATGGATTACTTGTAATTTATAAACTGATTAGTTTATTCAACAGTTGCAATCTGCGGAGTCTTTTACGCCCATTCAATGGACCTACTGATTTATCACATTAATAAATCAGAAACACTCTAGCTAATCTCGTATCACAAGTAATCCATTAAAGTATCAATTTCGCAGGTTACTAGTTTGTTTGCCATTTTGATTTTTAGCTTCTGTCTGGATAAGGAATAAATACCTTATCTTCTTTAGTAGTGATAAGAAATAAATCCTTACCTGTTTCTGTTCTACGCTTATCAGCGTCAATATAGTTAGTAAATTTTTCATTACCAACTACCCAGTAGCACTTATTAGTCATAACCATAAAATCCTCTAACCTATCTATGAGTCCTATTATATATAAATCATAGATAGATTGCAAGATTTATTATTCTAGTTCACTAATTAATATAGTTTGCGGGTCATATGTTCTCCTCCAATATCAATTTCTATCTTCTAATCCAAAGCATCCATCCTATGCCCTACCATTAATCTTGATTTAACCTGATTTTAACCTGCCCTTTAAACTGGACGTTTCCGTGTCGCTAACCACTGAAAATACACGCACTTACATCGTATCATACCCTCCCCCCTATAGTCAAGTGTGTAGTTTTTACATGTCTGACGAAAATTGTAATTGTAGCCTACGGAGGACAGTGTGTAATTTTTGCTCTGTGTGTAGTTTGTTTCCTATGTAATTTTTAGTATGTAATATTTTCTATATATGTATTATTTATATATATAATTATTATACTAATGTATGAAAAAACTACACTGTCAAACCATTGACACACTCCAAAAACCTGAATCGACAGAAACAGAAGCTTTAACATAGTCGGGGAGAGAGGGTCTTTAGTGCTAAAGTGCTGAAAACACGCGGTTTCCGTTAACGTTCATATCCAGTTTAAAGGATAGGATAATGTCAGCTTAAATCAAGATTAAAGTCAGGTTAAAGGCATCAACCATTTTTAATATTCTCCTGAATTGAACCTTTAGTATTAAACTGACTTAATTCCGGCTTAGTCTTGAATTCTAGTGAAAGTGAATCGGCTAACCGTCTAAGGATGCCTGTTAATGGCTCTAGCTTGACCGTAGTTGACTTGGACAGATAAAGACGGACTAATCCTTAACGGCTAAACTGAGCGTTACCTACTTCAACTATGCAGTTCCAATTGATAGCTAAAGTATGCCGTTTCAAAGCAAAAAGATAGCCACTAAGATTGTTAGTCCTAGTGGCTATTTATGAATTAGATTAACGATATGAATCAGTTACGCGGCAGTTTCAGTAGGAGCCCACCCGGCCTTAATGAGACGCTTATACTGCGGGCTAGACTGAGCGAATTCCAGACGATTCTGCTCCATCAGCTTTGCTCCACCGGTAATGTTCCGGCGCCAAGTAGTAGCATCCTGTTCGTTAAGGATACCCTTAGCGACAAGAGCGAGAGTAATAGGCGTCAGTTCATCCTCGGTAACCTGCTCAGTGACAGGAGCGGCATTCTTACGGCTATTGTAGTTGTAGCCATCAAGAGCGGAATTGATGACCATCTGAAGCGGAGTAACGGCTACCTTAGTAACCTTGCCTTCAGCATCAGTGACGTTCTTGTAGCCGCGCTCATCCTCACTCAGAGAACCAAACAGTTCAAGAACATCCTCAAACTTCTCAGTAACATCCGTAGTGAGGATATCGTCCACTTCAATAAATCGCGTTCCTTCCGGTGCAATCGGTTCCTTATCACTGTTCACGTCAAACGGCAGAACATCCTTACCGTCTTTCTTGACCAATGTATACTTAACCTGATTGCCTTCTGCATCTACAAGGATAGGGTTATTATCCTTATCATTGACCTTTCGCGGTGACAGGCGGCCTACTGCCTGAAACGTGAATTCCTTAGGCGTCTTACCTTTCGTCCGTGCGCGAGCGGTAACAAGTGAAAGCATTGCGTTTTCCTTTAATGAGTGTCGCTTGATTGCGACTAGAGAGAGTGTATCACGGTTTAGAACTAATGTCAAACATTAAAACAGATTCTAAACTGTCCACCGTAATGGACAGGTTACAATCTATTCTATTGGATAGAGGTAAGTGCAGGCTTTACGCCATAATCTCTTACTAGCTGGCTTCCACGTTACTCCATTGGATTCAATACACACGCCATCTATTACAGCTACCATATGACCAGTTAGACCTTTAGGACTGTAGAAAAAGTTAAACAAACAATTCATATTAGATGCAGGATTAGTGCCATTATCTACGACTGGCCTAAATCCAAGCTTAATACAAATTGCATGTATGCCGACAGTGATAGTGCCGCCGTTCTTAGCAACTACCTTACAGTCCTCTCTAGCTTGCCACACTTGCTCGTAAGATAAGCCAGTAAGGTTACTAATAGCAGTAATGGCGCAATCGTTTCTGTTACGTGAGGATGTCAGCATTTTACCATCCAATGATGTCAAGATTAGCTACAGACTTATGTAAGACTGGCTCATTACCAAAACAGGTAATTTCAAATATTGAACCTGCAATCATGATAGGGCCAATACCGATTAAGGTAATGGTTTTAACATGCTGTAGTTCAATATATGTGCCGTCCATGTATTGAATTTTGATAGTCATACACACTCCAATCAATAGGTTTAAAAATGTCCACTTTTGGCATTAAGTGGACATGTCTAAATCTACTTAATCCATTCAATATCAGACACTTTCAAAATTTGTCTAGTAGAATGCCAATCATCAGGTCTAGCTTTAAATCTAGCTCTAATTTGAATTTGTGCTGCATTGAATGATTTAGCTAGAGTAACATCATACACTCTATTCGTGTCTAGCGTCTGTGAGTAAACAATAAACATGATTAATGCCCTTTCTTAACACACTTGTTACATGAAACCAAAACCGGCCTAATACAGCTAGGATTAGATAGCTGTCTATGACCGCATGATAAGGTCAAGAGACGCATCCACTGATGATGATGGAATACGACCTTACGGTTTGATGTTACGCTTTTGTGCATGATGTTTACTTTCTACGAATGATATCATACTCCTGAGCAAAAGCAAACCCAAAAGCAAATGCAACCATCAGTGAAATTAACCAAAGAAAAGCCATAACTCAATACCTCCACTAACATCATATCATACCCGGCCATCCTGTCAAGCACAATCTTATATACATTTGTATTCATTATAAGGTCAAGAGCATCAATGCCGGACCTTATTAATGGTAATACCACTTTGAATTGGTCATACCAATTGGTCATACCACTTCTAAGAGGTAATACCACTTACTCTCTAACACAAAGCATGCCAAGTAATTAACTAACTAAAAGTAAGCAGACATGTATTGACGACCATACAACCACCATATATAGTATGAGTACCCCCGTATACCCCAAAATATGGGACTCCTAAATGGCATGGATTTTGCTTGCTTGATGACTCACGACTTCACTACTTATATATGAATAGGGTCCTATATTAAGCTACAATACTAAGGTTCCATATTTTCAATACTTCAAATATAAATTTTTAATATTAAAATTTTCAATTTTTAGTGCTTTGGTTGATGTAGGGCGCGCTAAGTGCTTTATTTGCAATGACTTACATAGGCCCTTGACAATCATGTTATAATAGATGTAGAGCGCCGGTTGAAGTGGACATGCGGATAATAAGATCATGAAGTTATATTCTGATAAAGAAATAGAAGATAGAGTCTCATCTCCTGAGAATCTTGTGAATAAATTACATATTCATGAGATTGAGCGTGGTAGAGGCGGTTCTCCTAATGTTCCTATAGAAATTAAAAAAGTTGCTGCTATTATAGTTAATTCTGGTGGAACTAATAAAGAAGTCTCTAAAGCTTTTGGTATTGATAATTCTGCTATTACTAGATATGGTAAAGGAATAGGTACTAGTCATGGAGAATTACCTATACCAGAATTAAAAGAAGTAGTCCAATCTACTAAGAATCAGAATCAATTAAATAGAGAAACCGCCGAATCTTCTGCTATATCTACTTTACTTCAAGCTCTTAAAGTCCTTCCTTCTGCAATTGCTAATACTACAAAAGCAAAAGACCTATCATCTGTGGCTAAAGATTTGGCCGGCATTGCCAATCAAATGAATAATTCAGATGATAAGGATGGCTTAGGTTCTAAGGCATTACATTTACACATTTATCGGCCTAGAATGAAAGATGTTAATGAGTATGATGTTATTGATGTCTGAGGGGAGTATATGAAAAAGATTTTATTGGGACTCCTATTAATTCTCTCTTTATCCTCAAATATACAAGCTCAGTCTACTCTTTCATTTGGATTTGCACAGGATTCCTTTACAGCATCATCTTCTGGTGCTACTACGGCAGGTACTGCTTATGCATTACCAGGAAATCCGGCGGCCGTAGTTACCTGGCAGACTATCTATTCATCTACTCCTACAGCTATCACAGTTCTACTGCAAGGGTCAATGGACAATAGTACTTATAATACTATTGATACATCAACATCTACCGCCGGTGAAATCAGAACTGTCATTACAGCTATCAAATTTATTAGAGCACAGATTACTGCTAAGACTGGGACATTCAACACTACTGTCACGTTAATAGCTAAGGCCCAGCCTACTTCTAATGCCTCTCTTTTCAATGGTGGCATCATTTCTGGAGATATTACTACATCAGCTAATATTCTACAGAATGGAACTGAAACATCAGGTGGGGCTACAGCTAAGTTTTCTACTGTTGGCAAAGTAGGGATTGGTACTACTAATCCACTAAGATCATTACATATTTCGGACGGAAATGGTTCACCGTTAAGCGCAATGAGTCCTAATGGTGTTCAGGTAATGATGAGCGGCACTACTACTTCTGGTAGTATTATAGGTGTAGTAGCTAATAATGTAACTGCTCATTTTCCAGGATTATATCTTAGATCGGTGCGCGCAAGAGGTACATTTGCTATTCCTACTATTGTAAATGCTGGAGACTTAATTACATTTCTTGAAGCTGAAGCATTTAATGGAACCTCAAGGTGCCCTATTGCCAATATAGGATTATTTGCTAATACAGTTACTACTACTAATATTAGTGGTTATATTAATTTCTTAACAGCTACAGAAGCTAGTGGTTGTGGCCCAGCTGAACGTTTTAGGGTAGATGAAAATGGAGTCTCGGCTAATCAGGCATACAGATTAAATACAGTTTTAACGATAAGTGTTACAGCACCAACTATAGCTTCTGGTGGATGTACTACTCCCGCCGTTACTTGGAATAATGGTACGGCTTCATTTCTAGTAACAATAGGAACTAGCTGCACTGGTGTTAAATCATTTACTCTTACAATGCCAGCAGCAGCTCATTTTTGGTCTGTTTCTTGTGATAATAATACATCAGATGCCGCACAAGCTACTAATTATGTTATAGGAAGAGCAACTTCTACTACTGCTGTAGTGTTAACTTCATATGATAGGGTTACTGGGTTGACTGAAGATTTCACTGCATCTGATACTTATCTTTGTAAATCAATTGGAGGTTAAATATGAATGGTTGGTTTCCAAAGATTAATTCTTTAGGTGAAATTGTATCGGGTGCCGGCTCTATCTGGTTTAATGGTAGCCAGATCGCATCGCCTGGTACATATCCTGGTTGGTATGATGATAATACTATTATCTTCATTGGCCAGAATGATTATCTTTGGATGATTGATAAGGATGGTACTGGGTTAGTTAAAGTATCGTCAGTTAAATACAATCTCTTATGTGCTGGTAATCGTAAAGTTATTGGATTCTCTAATCCTGATATTTACATCAACGGAAATAAGATAATTGAAGGAACGGCGCCGTCCATTTCTAAAGATGGGAATGTAATTACTTATGCCACGCCATACTTTCAAGATAATGTTGATGTTATTGTCAATGCTACTAAAGTTGGTTCAGGATTAGTATTCAATACATCTTCATGCAAGAATGCAGTTTGTTGGTCTGTTGCTAATGGAGGTGGTAGAGATATTTATGGTAAGCTAGCAGGTGGGCCTGTAGCTAAGTTATCATTAGTCAAATGGGAAGAAGCTATCTTAGTAGATGTAGATGGACAGTTTCCTTGGATCATTTCTCGTCTACATGACGATACAATGAATGCTCATCCTTGGGGTGAGAAATTTGGATATCATTTCAATAGCCCATGTTGGAGTCCGGATGCTTTATTCGTTAATGGTAAGATATTAGTAGCTTGCTCTGATGGCAATGGCAATCCTACTAATATTGAAATTGATATTAATTTACCAAGAGTTGATTTGACTTTAGCTAATCCAGTTGAACCTCCTATAGAACCACCAATTGAACCTCCAGTGGAGCCACCTATGTTTTATGCACCGAATAGAATTGAAACTGTTAAGCGTATCATGCGCGAACATCCTGAGATTGATACTTCTCACGAAGAAGAGCGCGCTAAGATTTTAGATTATTTCTGTGATGAAGAAAATCCAGAAGGGCAAAATTATCCTTGGGGAAGGAAGGCGCGCAATTCTGATGGAAGTAATAAGAATACTGATGGCCTAACTTATCTTCTGGATGATAACCGATTTGAAATTATTGATGCTATTAATGGATGGGATGGAGATGATGAACCTATTCCACCAGGATCAGATAGATTAGCTTCATGGGAAAATTATGGAGCATTTAGTGCCGGCGAAAATGGTTATTGGGCACCTGCTGAACCTATTGATGATTCTGGTAATGGCGGTGGAGGTACTGATCCTAATCCTGATCTTCCCCCTAATGTGCATCCAATTACATATCCTTCTAATTATGTAGGTCCTAAGGATTTAGGAGATTGGATGGATAATGAATTTCCACAAGTTGTTAAAGCATTTCAGGACAGACAGAATAGAGATCCTGATTATTCATGGGCAGCGTTTCAAACATGTAGACGTTATGGGTCTGGTTTACCTCCAGGTGAAGATGCTTGGTTGTTAGAAGATATGATTAAGCACGAACAGAATGCACCCATAGGTTAAAAATGGACCTTAATGGTAATTTAGCATCAATTCTAACTCTAATATCAGCTGTAACGGCGGCCACAGTTTCTATTATTACTGCAATTAGAGCTTCCAGGAAAGAAGCAGTTGCAGGCCAAAAATTAGATAGAATTGAAGGTCAGACTAATGGGACGCTTAATAGGTTAAAGACTGAAAATGAAGCTCTAAAAGCTGAAAATCATAGATTAGATATAGCTAATAGTCGTTTAGCTGGTGATAGAAGGAATAGAGTTAGTAGTAGAAAGTCTAAGCCTAAGAAAAACGGTAATGGTGGAAGTACTAAATGAATTTTAGTGCAACAGATATAGTCCTAATTATAGGAGCTATGAGTGTAGCTATTACTAGTATTATATCTGCATTTAAAGTGTCTACTAAGTTAGATATTGCATCTACAAAACGTGATACTAATCAAGCTGTAAATGCATCTAAATTAGAAGAAATTCATACTTCTACCAATGGCAATTTATCTAGATTAATGGTTAAGATTGAAGCTATGGAAAAGAAAGCTATAGTGGATACTGAATCATTACATACTATGCAAGAAATAGTTAAGAATCTGACTATTGGCTCTAGTGTCAATATTATTGATCCTTCTAAGAAGTAGATGATAACCGTCAATAGCCCGCTAGAATCTGTAGTAGAAGAACAGAGCAAGACTTGGAAACCTACTCTTAAACAGGAGAGGTTCCTTGCTGTTCCTTTTGATGTAGATGAGGCAGGTTATGGCGGGGCATTAATGGCTGGCAAATCAGATGTGCTAATGCTAATGCCACTGATTTATCAGTTCCATGAAAATCCTAGATTTAAAGGTTTATTCCTTAGACGAACATTCCCGGAATTAGAGCAGGAGATTATACCGCGCTCTCAGGAGTATTATCCTTCAACTGGAGCTACTTATAATATAGGCCGACATAGATGGGAATGGCCTAATGGTGCGATGGACACTTTTGGACATCTTAAAGATGAGAAAGATGTCAAGAAATATGATACCGGTCAGTTTCCACTTATTAGATGGGACGAAGCAACATCTTTTACTGGATTCCAGTATGAGTATATTACCATCAGACGTAATCGTGCTCCAGTGGGTTCAGGATTACCTTCATTTACTAGGTGGGGATCAAATCCAGGAAATGTTGGGCACGTATATTTCCGTAAGAGATTCATAGATCCTTGTAAGACCGGTGGTAAGATTATTCATGATAAGAGGACTGGTTCTAAAAGGATATTCATACCAGCTACAGCAGAGGATAATCCTCATGCTAGAGAAGAGAATCCTAAGTATTTCAAACGGCTGAATGAAATAACCTCAGAAGCTGAACGTAGGGCAATGATTCTGGGGGATTGGTATACATTTGAAGGTCAGGTATTTGAAGAATTTAGATTAGAGCCACTTATCAATCCTACTAGACCTGATTTAAGTGAGCCGGATAATGCTAGACATGTAGTAGAGTCTTTTAAGATTCCTTCATGGTGGCCGCGGCTCATTTCTATAGATTGGGGAATGAAGGCTTATACTTTCATCATATGGTGGGCAATATCACCAGAAGGTAGAGTTTTCATTTATCGTTGTTATGCAGTGAAGAAGGTTAAGATTAGACAGTGGGCGCGCGATATGGCTCAGTTAACTGATTATAAAGAGCAAGTTCGAGATATTGGAATTTGTTTCTCTGCTAATCAAGATAGAGGTCAAGATCAGACTATCTATGAACAGATAGCAGAAGCTTTAAGTGAAAGCGGCTTTAATTGCTCTTTAACATTAGGGGATAGGAACCGAGTAGGCGGTAAGCAGTTAGTTCATGAGTATCTAAGGTGGAAACCTTTACCATCTATTAAACAGATCATCGGTGACTATGATACGAATTTAGCTAGTAAGATAGAAAGAATGCATGGTTCTAAAGCATTAGAAGAGTATGTAAAGTATTTTGCTCCTGAAGAACCAGAATATAATCTTCCTAAATTACAAATATTCGCTAAAGATTATGAAAATATCTCAGAGTGCAATACTGCACTTGATCTTCTTATTGAATGCATTCCTGCTTGTGTTTATGATGAAGTCAAAAAAGAAGATGTAAAAGAATTTGACGGAGATGATCCGTATGACTGCCTTAGAATTGGTCTTTATCGTCTCCGTGATTATTTTGGTGAAGCCACTAATGAACAAGCAAAGCTTCAAAAGATTGGTATGGCGGCTAAAGTACTTGAGCAAACAAATGATCAAACGGCTTTCTATCGTGCTTGTGAACATGCTGAAGCTCTTGAAAGGAAAGATTTCAGTATTCGTAAGCAAGGTAGAAGATTCGGTTCAATGTCGTCAATGTCGCGTTTTGGAAGAGCAGCTAGACATTGAAAGAGAAAGAGTTAATGAATTAATCAAGACTATAACCGGCCAGAATCAGCATTTAGATGATACGGATGTCAATGAAATAAAAGAATCGCGGCCATCTAAGTCTTGGGCACAGCAAAGAGTTAGGTTAGTTCAGAGATCAATGCAAGAGCATGCAGACAGATTGCAAAAGATTAAAGATAATGAAAAAGCAATCTAAGGAAAAGCCAGGATTTATTCAAGCTTTTAAAGATATTAAAGGCTTTGGTAATCTTTCTGATTTAGAGAAAAAAGACGTAAAGAAAACTAGATTTCTCAAAAGTTTGAGTAAGGATAAATAGATGTATCCTCCAAGTTCAGAAGTAGATGAATTTACTCCTGATGTAGAGCTTCCAGAAGAAGTTCCATTAGTTGAGGATGAGTCTGCTTCTGATTCAGTTTCTGCTGATAGTGAAGTTAATGAAGAAGATCCAATTGAATTTAGTGAAGAGATAAAGAAAGCTCTAACAGATCTATTAAAGTCAGCAAGAGAAGAAGATAGATTTGTTAGAGATAATCAATTACTTTTATGGAAAAAGTTAGAACATTACTGGAATAACATTTTAGATATCTTTTTTGATCAAGTTTCTAAAGATTGGCGTATTCCTGATTGGGGAATGCTAGAAGAATCAGGAGAAGTTCCTCCTAGATTAATTAATATTTATAGGCCTTTAGGAGAAGCAGTAATTGCGGCGCTATCTGTTCAAGTTCCTGCTGTTGTTTATCATCCTGACGATGCAGATAATCCTGATGATATTGAAACAGCTAAAGCCTACCGCGCGATTAATGGGTTAGTAGCATCCCATAATGATGATACGATGCTCTTTATCAGGGCATTGATGATTTTGTTCAATCAGGGAACTGTATTTGCATATAATTACTATCATACAGACCCTAAGTTCGGAACTATCAAGACTGATAAGATTGAATTTAAAGATATTTCTACATTTCAAGCATATTGCCCTCAGTGTGGTGAAGGTTTAGATGCTGGTATTCAAGGCAAAGAAGAAGAAATCTATCAGTGCCCTACTTGTGGCTATTCTGGCCCGGCCGAATTATCTACATCATTAGAAAAGTTTCCTCAGATAGTAGGATGGGATAATACACCTAAGGGTACTATTTGCAGAGAGATGTATTCTGGCCTTAATGTTAAAGTGCCAGCTTATGCTAAAGATCAAGCTAATTGTGGTTATCTTTTATTAGAATTTGCACAGTCGGCCGCGATGTTGCGTTCTATCTTTAAAGATGTTGAAGGTGGAATTGATATAGAAGCTAAGTATGATAATTCTTTCGAGTCATTCTCTAAATTACCTATTCAGTATTTAGGTGAACAGCCAGACAATGCAGCTAATGTTGCATGTTTATGGTTACGTCCTTGGCAATATTATCAGTTAGGTAACAGTTCGGCTGTTATTGTTGAACAACTATTAAAGAAGTATCCTGATGGCTGTTATTGCATCTTTGTAAATGATGTTCCGATGGTTGCTCAATCTGAGAATATGGATGAGCATTGGTCTATATCTAAGAATCCTATGGGTTCTTTTATATATGCTAGGCCATTAGGTGAGAACTTAGCTACTGTTCAGGATATTAGAGCACAGTTAGTTGAAATTGAAATTCAGACTGCTGAATATGGTATTCCTGAGACATTTGTAGACTCTCAAGTTCTTGACTTTCAGACATACGGTCAAGGTCAAGCTAAGCCTGGAATGGTTACGCCAGTTAAGCCTAGAGCTGGAAAATCAATTGCTGATGCATTTTATACTACTAAGACTGCAATTTTATCACAGGAAATTAGTCCACTTAAACAAAGCATGGACCAGGATGCGCAATTAGTATCTAGCGCATTCCCTTCTATATATGGTGGATTGCAAACTGGCGGGTCTAATACCGCTACTGAATATACTCAGTCTAAGGCAATGGCATTACAGCGCCTTGGAACTACCTGGAAGATTGTATGTGAGTTTTGGACTCAGGTTCAAAGTAAGTCCGCCGTAGAATATGCTAATATTATTAAAGAGTTAGATAAAGATGAAAGATTTACGAAACAAGAAGGCAATGGTAATTTTGTCAATGTCTGGATACGTAAATCTTCATTAAATGGTAAAGTCGGCCGCGTAGAACCAGAAGCATCAGAACAGTTGCCTCAATCTTGGTCACAGAAGAAGGATGCTATATTCCAGTTATTGCAGGCTGGTGTTCCTGAGATATTAGCAGTTCTTACCCACCCTAATAATGCAGGCATGATGAAGAATGCTATCGGTTTAAGTGATATTTATGTTCCTGGTGAAGAGGCGCGCATTAAACAGTATAAAGAATTCCAGCAGTTATCTCAGGGAATGCCAGTTCCAATTAATCCATTAGTTGATAATGAACAAGTTCATATTGAGGTGTTACAGTTTATCTTAGAGGGCCCGTTAGGTGAAAGCCTAAGTGAAGAAGGATTTGGTGCTTGTATGCAGCATCTTCAAATGCATATGGATAGTATGGCTCAAAAGGCTGCTCAGGAAATGGAAAATAATCCTGAATCAGGTTCAGCTCCTGGAGCTAAGAAGGAACAGGTAAAGGAAAATGTTTAAGTTTCATGTTTTTAACTGGATCGGCAAGTTAGATTCTATCTACGATCGTTACTATGACACTTCATCTGTAGGAGATGCATCTAAGACTGATGCTGAGATTCTTGATTCTGGGGATGACTCTGAGAAAGATGATTCTAAGGATGATGATAAAGATAACGATGAAAGTGAAGATGATAAGAAAGATGAAGAGGAAGAAGAATCTGTAGAAGATTTAGATGAAGATGAGAATGAAGATGATAAGGAAGATGACAAAGAAAAAGAAACAGAAGATGAAGAAGATGGTCTAGACTTAGATGATGATGATGATGAAACGTCAGTGCATCAGAAGCTAAAGAAAGACTATAAAGAGATTTATAAGAAGATTCCTGAATTACGTGGTATCTTGTTCCGTGAACAGGAATTTACAAAAGTTTATCATTCTATAGATGAAGCCAGAGAATCTAAAGAGATAGCAGAGACGTTCATTAAGTTTCAGGAAGATATTGAGTCTGGTAATGCTGAAACTTTCTTAGAGGCCACTAAATCTTTAGGTGCAGATACTCTTAAAGAGTTCTCTGGTAATTTCCTTCCCTCTCTGATGAAGCTGGATAAGGATACTTATTTAGAGATTATCCAGCCTGAATTTAAGAGGATGTTAAGAGCCGCTTTAGCTTCTGATGATGAGAATATTCGTCAGTCTGCAAAGAATATTAATTATTTCTTATGGAAGAATCTTGATGTAGAGAAAGATGAAGGCTTTACTCCCGGTAAGAAAGATGAAAGAGAAGATAAAGTCTCTAAGAGAGAAAAAGAGTTTGAAGAGAGACAGTATGTAACTTTCATGAAAGATGTATCTGACACTGGATACAAGAGAGTTAAGAAAATAATCTCTAG